CTTGATCCATTTATAGGTAGTGGTACAACTGCAATGGTAGCAAAACAACTAGGAAGATATTACATAGGGTGCGAATTGCATGAGGATTATGGTAAATTAATAGAAAAACGATTATGTGAATAAGGGGTGACGCATAAAGTGTTTCTGTAGTGTGAGGGATATGTGGTTCCATAGCCCCGATTAAGTTTGGGGGTTCAGGTGTAAGCGATTCCCTATGGGTAAATTTGGGCATATAGGTGAAACCTATGTCGATGCCCCACTCCCTCACTTTCTTTCCATAAGGGCATTATAAGCGTCTCTGTGGCGTTTATTTGCTTTTTATGGTATAATTTCATTACTGGTGATTAATTGATGACCAATTTGCGTTTACATCAGATTCGTATCATTGCGAAGATGATGAAGTGTGATAAAGGGCAGATCATTGTTCCCACTGGTGGTGGTAAAACAATGTGCATGATTAGTGATGCTATTTCACAATTTGCAGAGTCAAAAAAGACTATAGTTGTTGTTGCTCCAAGAATATTATTAGCACAGCAATTATCAGCAGACTTTCTAAAGATGTTGGATAATGATGTAAATGTTTTGCACGTACATAGTGGTGAGACTGAGCATTATTCTACAACAAATCCTAGAGATATATTTGACTGGGCAGTAAATAGTTGGAACAATAGTAACATTATCTTTACTACATATCACTCTTTACATAGAATACAAGAGTCGAGTATTCCTGTAGATACAATATACTTTGACGAGGCACATAATAGTGTTCAGCGACATTTTCAACCTGCTACTAAGTTTTTTGCAACTACAAATAATCGTAGGTGCTTTTTCTTTACTGCTACTCCTAAGTATCTTTCTAATAATGAAGGAATGAACAATGAGTATGTTTATGGTAAAGTGATAGAGCAAGTTCCTGCTCCTGAGTTAGTTCGAGGAGGACATATCCTACCACCTAAAGTTGTAGTTAAGAAGTTGGATATGATTAGAGATAGAAAGATAACTGCGGAGGATGATGCAGACAATGTATTAGCAACGATTGACGATCAGAATGTAGATAAAATTCTTATTTGTGTTCGTAGAACATCACAGATCACAAATATGGTGTCTGATAGTAAATTAACCACAGAACTTTATGCTCGTGGATATAACTGGATGTACATCACATCCAAGACTGGTGCTGTAATTAATGGTATCAAAGTTAGTCGTGATGAGTTCTTTACTACTTTGAATGATTGGGGTCAAGAAAAGGGTAGAAAGTTTATAGTTATGCATCACAGTATTCTATCAGAGGGTATCAATGTTAGAGGATTAGAGGCAGCATTGTTTCTACGCAACATGAATTTTATCGATCTATCTCAAACTATTGGTAGGGTAATTCGTAAGGGTGATGATACTAAAACACATGGATTGTTATGTGTTCCTGTATATGATAGAGTAGGAATATCTACTGCTAAAAGTGTTAATGCTGTTGTAGATACTGTATTCAATAGGGGTGAACCCGCTATTAATAGATAAATGTCTGATATTATTATTCTTAAACAATCTGCCGAAGAAATGAACACAATAGACCAGTCATTTGATCTGGTCTATTATGATCCTCCCTTTGGATTGCAAAGGGATTTTAGTATGTTAGAAGAAAATGGTGAAGAGAAAAGTTTCTCTGACCATTGGGAATCTTTCGATGATTATATTACATGGTATGCGGATATTATCAATAAAGGTTATCAAAAATTAAACAAAAATGCGTGGATGTATCTCCACAATAATTTTATCGGTAATGCTTTAGTTTTATCTAAAATATTACCAGAGATTCGTGATAACTTTTACACTAATATTTCATGGAAAAGATCTGGTCCAAAAAATAATATTAAGAATGGTTGGGGTAATATAGTGGATTCAATCATGGTTATCAGAAAAGGTAATCCATACTTTAATGTTGAATATACGGATTTAGACTCTAAGTATGAAAGAAATAGTTTCAAGAATAAAGATGAAAAAGGTTTTTATGCACTAGCAAAAACAACAGGAGAGAAGAGTAGACCAGGCAGAATGTTTGAATTTAAGAGTTACTCTCCTCAGTATGGTTGGCGAGTTAGTGAGGATATGTTGAATGAAATGAGTGCTGCTAATTTACTACATTACGGAAAGAATACCATCTATAAAAAGATTTACTTAGAGGATAATAAAGGTGTTCCTGTTCAGAATTTGTGGGATGATGTATATTTTATCTCAAGAAGTGAACAGAATAAACGTAAATATCCAACACAAAAACCGTTGAAGTTGTTGGAAAGAATTATCAAGTCATCTTGCCCTCCTAATGGTTGGGTATTAGATCCATTTTGCGGATCGGGAACAACAGCAATAGCAGCACAATTACATGATAGAAATTGTATAACTTGTGATGTAAATCCTCAGTCGATTGAGTTAGTAACTGAAGCAACACAAAGTAATACAAACTTGTTAGACTTTATGAGATAGAAAGGGGTGACGCATAAAGTGTAATTGTAGTGAGAGACAGTTACAGGTCAAACTACTCTGACATTCATCTTAATTAGACTGAGTAAATCAGTTAGCATAGATGATAAGAAGCAGAGACATGACGTTTGATTAAAAAGATTTACCTGTAATGTCTCTCCCACTAAATTTCCTTTATATTTGTTAAATGACTGCTTCAACTACAACTACTCGTAAGAGAAGAACTCGTAAAGCAACAACAACACCAAGGAAATCTGCATCTAAAGTTACTAAAACCACTGAAGTTGCACCTAAGGTTGTTGAGAAGAAACCAGAGGTTAAAGTAACAAGAACTTGGAGAGAATTGGATGGGTTTGAGTTAATTATTCTCCCACTATTATATCTTGAAGGTTTTGTTAAACTAATCCTTAAGGTCAATTAAATTTGTGAACACTTAGGGGAACATTGTGTCCCCTTTTTTATTATAATTAAACCATGAAAAACACTCACATCGAACACCCTGAAGATTCTATTTTAAATGGTAACTTATCTGTGTTAGATTGGTTTACTGCTAATGGTAATATTACAGCAAAGATTGACGGTTCTCCAGCAATAGTTTGGGGACGTAATCCTGCTACTGGTAAACAATTTGTAGGCACTAAATCTGTCTTCAATAAAGTAAAGATTAAGATCAATCATTCGCATGAAGAAATAGATAGAAATCATGCTGGTGAAGTAGCAACAATATTACATAGATGTCTTGACTATCTACCACAAACTGATGGTATATTTCAAGGTGATTTTATTGGTTTTGGTGGTAATCTCTGCTACAAACCTAACACAATTACCTATTATTTTCCAGAGGTTGTAACACAAAACATTATAATTGCACCTCATACTTATTACATATCAGATAAAGATTTGAGAGATGCTATTGCATATCCATTATTATTTGATTCAAAAACACAATCAAAATGGGTGCAAAGTGATGATGATGTTTTGTTTATCACACCTAAAGTAATAATTAATGAGCAAAGAGATGATATCAAACAGCGATGTGATTTTGCTCGTCAAATATCTACATTATGTGATTTTCCTAGTGATAAACAAGTTGCAAGATTGAAAAAGCAACTTAATACTTGCATTCGTGAGGGTATTGATATTGATGACCTCACACAAGATGCACTTGCTGATGATAATGACATTGACGTAAATGTGTTACGTTTGTGGAAATTAGTCTGGGATATTAAGTTGGATATGTTCTTACATATCAATAGATTTGATGATCTTGATTGTTACATTGGTGAAGAAATGTGTGGGCATGAAGGTTATGTATTGAGCAACAAGTTTGGTTTATTTAAGATCATCAATCGTGAGGGTTTCAGTAAAGCAAACTTCAATGTTGTTAGAAGTAACTAAGGGGTGACGCATAAAGTGTAATTGTAGTGAGGATATACATCCATTTCTGGTTAGGAATCCTCACCAATGTTAAATTAATTCTTTCTTTATTATGTGTGAAACTAAAACTTTATCTGAAAGAATTGCAGACTGGACACAAACTTATTGTGATACTTTAACAGAAAATTACAAACAACATTCAATAAGAATGTATCAAACTTATACATCTAACCATGCTAAAAAGCAATTGGAAGATATAAACAATGGTACTGCTAATCTTACTAAGTTTGTTGTAAAGAATGGTCGTAAGTATTACAAGATCATGCAACACGAATTCGATACATTTCAAGATAGAAATGAATATAGAGAAGGAAGTGTTCATGCGTTTGTTGATAAGAATACAGGTGAAGTTTACAAACCTGCTTCTTATAATGCACCAGCAAAGCACGTTAGATATGATTTAAGGATCATAAATCATCGTGTTAAATTACATGATCCCAGATATACTGGGTGGGCAGGTGGTTATCTCTATATGAGATAATCTCCTTTTTTTATTATTACTTAAGGTGACTTCTATGTTAAATTTTCTTGGCGATGTATTGTATGATTTCTGTACACTAAACTCATTAGAAGTTATGTCCGCAGATGATCTATTATATACATCAAATCTAACACAAACTTGGGACATTATTGTAGAACAAGAGGATTAATTATGTTCAAAAATGTTAATCGTTACACAAGAGCAGGTAGATTTGGTAAACAAATTACATGCCCTAAGTGTAATCATACTGCAACAGTTTATCACTTTGCGTGGTCTGCTTGTGGGTGTTTAGGTTGTAAAGAATCAATTAACAAGGAAGATTTCCTTGTGGAGGTAACATGATAAAATTAATATATCCTAAGTATAAAATGTATAAATTCTCCGATAAAAAGTGGGGAACTAATAAAGTTTATAAAGACCATTGTTACATATATTTTTCTAATTTAGAACACAAATTACGATTAACATAAAGGGGGGACGCATAAAGTGTCCCTATAGTGTACACCTGAGTTTTTATCATGGAAATTACATCCAGAGACGGTAATATGGTTGTTGATTTCTATCCTGTAAAGAATTGGGATGGTAAACTAATCAGCAATCGTATGCTCAAAGTATTATCTTTCAGAGGTGATACTCAAAAGAAAATGATAATATCTCGTGACGAGTTTTATTATCAAGTAAGGGAATATATTAAGGATTGTAAGTATAGTGTTACATCCGAGCATATGCCCGCACAATTATTTCATTCTTGGTATTATTTAAAGGATTTAATTAACAATGAGGAGGTGTAATCATGTTTAAATCTGAATCATTTGGTAGAATATTCTGGGTTGATGATAACAATGACTTCAAATCATGCCCACAAAATATAGATGGAACTGGTGATTTTGACTGCGAAGATTATGTATCAGAATGGGATGATTGGACTGATGTAAATATGGATACTCTATTCAATATTCATCAATCATGTGTAATTAATAAGAATATTCACAACAATTCATTAACACTTGATGGAGTTTAATTACCATGACTAAGTTAACAACTAATCCATGCAAAGTATCAGCAAGTCCGAAGGATTTGAAGGATTGGATGATAGGAACTGAACCAGATTACTATGAGACAGAAGTAATTAGTGGTCAAACTTGTCATTTTGAAGTTAGATTTTATCCTAACACTTCGTTTCCAGTTAAGACAAGAATATGGGAATTTCAACCACATTATCCAGGATTATCTGATGAGCAAAGTAAAAGATTTAGATATAAAATAGGATGGGATTGGAACCAACCTCAAACTAAGAAGATTAAATCAGAACAATTTGAAAAGATTAAAGATAAGTTTGCCCGATGGATTGTACAGAATAAATTAAATGATTTGTTTCAACATTCATATCAAGGTATCAATATCAAATTAAACTTATACAAATGGTCACGCAATCAGTTAGATAATATGATATTAGGTGATGTATTAGAGAGAATTAGTAGTGCAAAAGACGAGGCATTGTTAATAGAAATTATGCGAAGTGTTGGTATTGATGATGAAGTAATTAAGGTCTTTACTTTTAACAATTTTCCATCATCTTCGTATGGTGATTTACATCCAACTCAGTTCTTTACTTACAATTAGTGCCATGAAATGGGAAGTTATGTTATATGTTGGAGGTCAAACTTTCAACGAGATAGTAATAGCTAGGAACATGAATGATGCCAGAAAAACAGCATTAGCAAGAAATCCTACTGCTAGAGTTATATCTGTAACTGCATCATTCAAATGATAACAAGGGGGGACCATGAAACTGTCCTTATAGTGAGGGATTGAGTTAGTACTCACACCTAAATGGTCAAAGTTGAGTGAAGCACCTCTTGACTAATCCTTCATAAGTTTTTCAATTTTCAATCTATGTCCGAATTTTTATACACTATCGAAACTCCCACTCAATTCACTGGTGGTGATGTTTACACTTCCGATCTTGACAAAGCAAACGATCTTTGTTTTGATTTACATTTAGAGCATGGATATTCATGCGTTAGATGTAACATTTCAGGTGAAATCGTTGCCGAATATGGTGATGTTTTCCCACTAATTGAGGAGGGCATTGTATAATGTCTTCACTCAGAAATGAAACACTATTAGAAACAATCTATGATGAAGTTTGGGAAGAGTATAGATTAAAAAACAATCTATCTGATGACCAACTTTATACATTAGAGCAAAACTCATTAACAGGAACTATACCTGAAATTGAGTTTGAAACTAACAAACGCTTTGAGGAGGTATCAAACTAATGTCCGTATCTATCGCACAAGATTTACATTTTTGTCTAAATGTTTTAGGTTTAGATGATAATCAAACTGATGAATTGTTAAACACCTGTGAGAATATGGGTGAGATAGGAGTTGAATATTTTTGCGAAGAGTTTATATTTGGGGCAAGAGATACAGACAATGCAGAATATTCAACGGAAGATATTATGAAATATCACGATGAAAATTACCTTAACATTGCAGAATTCAATTCACTATTTTGGAGGTCACACTAACAATGAAAGAACTTAATCTCACTCAAAGAAGTGAACTTATTGAACAATTTGTTGAGTTAGTTGTTGATAACATGGACACTAAAACACTTGTCCAATATGT